CCTACCTGAGCAGCCAATCGGTCTACTAACGAATTACGCCCCATGTGTTGCTGTGTAACCGCCATTAGTAGTACCCCTGAACACGCCGCCTAAAATACGGCTTCTCGTCTTCTTCATCAAGTAATGTGCGTATAAACCCACCCTTGCGAAAGCGCATTAACGCAAGGCTCACCGAGTCCACATAGTCATCATGCTCCCCCGTCGGGAAGGATGCAACCTCTTCAATTACTTCCTCAGCCCAGTGGGTGCTGGGTGCCCAGACTCTACCCGAAGCAAAAAGATCAGCCACCGCATTTAGCCTTGCGATCTTGTCGTTACCCTTACTTGGAGTGAACTCTTGGACCGGGATACCCATTGCCCGCATCTCGTAGATAAGCGGTGCGCCCGAAGCCTTCTTCTCAATAATGGTGGAGTCCGGCTGAAACTCTTCCCACATCTCCAAGGCTTTTTTCTTTAGCGACGGGAACTCTAAGCGGTCTCGAAAGGCATTGAGCAGGATGATATTTGCCTGAGAATGTCCTGTTTCATCGTCTTTGTAAAAGATTCCCCAGTGAGTTAGCGCAGAATAGTCAGCACGGTTGGTCCTCTCAAAGGCCGTATCCCACGCCATCAGGGTAAATTCACAGTCCGGAGCCTCTTCATCCTCCCAGATTTGCCACCAATCTCTTTTTACAATCGCTGAAGTCTCAGAAGTAGGATTCTGTTGGTACTGGGCCATCCATTTGGCATGGGGCAACTCTTTTTGGAGGGCTTCTAACTCGTGACGGGGCCAAAACTGCGGCCACAAGGGCTTTCCCGAGGGCAAAATCGCTGGAAATTCAATAACTTCCCAGTCCTCACCCGATCTTTGGCCTGCCGCCTTGATAACTTGCCCGGTTAGATCCTTTTTAGACCACCGGGTCATCACAATTATGATCGCTCCCCCCGGCTGGAGTCGTTGTCTTGGCCCGGATGTGTACCACTCGTAGGTTTTGTCGTAGATTTCCGGGTTGGTTTCCGCTTGGGCGGCTTCTTGCTCGCTGTGGGGGTCGTCGATGATGAGGATGTCTGCGCCTTTACCCGTAACAGCACCTCCAACACCGATAGCAAAGTACTCTCCCCCCTTATTAATCGCCCACCGGCCAGCAGCCTTAGAGTCTGACTGTAGCGCCACTGCAGGAAAAATCTCTCTATACGTGTCCTGATCAACAAGATTCCTCACTTTCCGTCCAAAACCCACCGCCAACTCAGCCGTATGGGAGGTTTGAATCACTTTTTTATCAGGAAACTTACCTAGAAACCAAGCCGGGAGCAGGTAGGAGGCGAACTCAGACTTAGTATGCCGTGGAGGCATGTTGATAATTAGCCTCTTGACCTTCCCTTCAGCCACCCGCTCAAAGGCAGCGGCCATCTTAGTGTGATGTGCCCCATTAATAAACCCCGGCCAGACCTTTTGCACAAAGGCCATGAAGGATTTCTGGGCGTTCTCAGCCGATTTTCTCTCTTCTAACTCCTCCAGCAACTCATACAGCCGGGCTTTTACACTCGGCGGGAGTTGATCCAGTTGACTCTTATTGGCTAGGAGCGTCTGCAAGTGGTTGCTGCCCATTCCCGCCCTCCTTCTTTAGCCCAAGCATGGCATCTAACTCATCGTCATCCGGTATGACGGCTGGCTCTTTTATCTCCTCAACATCTTCTACGTCGTTTTCAACCGCCTGTTCGACAGGGCCCATGTAGCGTTCCAACAAGGAGCCGAGTTCTTTCTCAATCTCCTCTACAGGTTTTTGCTTGATGGTCACTTCTATCTGGTCAGTGAAGAGTTGCACCCCCTTACGCTTACCCAACAGTTCTAAGGCACGCATCCGAATTTTGGGATCTTCGTTCTCGGTCTCTTCCAGCAACTTGTTCGTTACAAGATTCTGGATCCTGCGGTTGACTTCAAGGAACTCGTGGTCATAGTGATCCAGCAGGGCCTCAAGTTTGAGGATGGTGCCCGGGAGTGTCTTTGCCGGGGTGAATTTCTCTGTAGCAATAATCTGGTGTGCCTTGGCTGAGTCCCCCTCATCGGCTTTTACATCTGCACCGTTTTGGATCAGGTCCAGGATTGTCTGACAAGCAGCCTTAGCCCGCTCTCTGAAGCCTTCGGCCTCCTCTGGCGTAACGTCAAAGGGCAGCGGTATTCCAACTTCAGGTGTTATGACAATGGGCATGTAAGGGGCGGTTTGGGGCTCCAGTTGCCCGGAAAATAACACGGGAAATAAAAAAGTCAAGAAAAAATTATATACCCCCCGGGGGTATGGGACCCATTAGAAAAGGCAACGGGGGTGTTTCGCTATAAATGGGCAAGCCTTTTACTTTTACATTGAGTTGGGGGGAGGGGGTAATTGGATGTGCAAAACACACAGCGTAGCGGCGGGCGGGTCCCATATAGCCAGTTTGGGGGGTAGGGGGCGGGTGGGGGTTGCTGCCTCAAGTCTGACTTGAGGATTTTGTATCTCGTAGACCTATGCTATAGTTTGGTTGTCGCGACAGAAAACGCGACATTTCAATCAACCTTTATAGGAGTAGTTAGCATGACAACCAAGAAAACAACCAAGGCCGTCAAACCTTATACCCCGACTGTCGGGCATATTGCCCTTGCCACTACTTGCGGCGAGGCTCTGAACACAGCCGGATCTGCTAAGGTCCGTGCCGCTGAAGCCGCCGCCAAGTTACACGCGGCCAAGGCTGTAGTGGGCGCAAAAGGCAAATGTCCTCTTGCGGTTGCATTCGTTGAGGCCCGCTTTCCCAAGGGTCTCAATGCCAAGGGCAAAAAGGTTTCGGCCGCTGTCGTTGACACGATCCTTGGCGAGTTTCGCAAGGCCGTGAAAACAGGCAAGGGATATGAGGAAAACGCCTCTCGCGCCAAGGGTAAGAAAACAGGGGCCAAGACTGGCGGCGGCGCGATCATGATTGCGATCTCTCCCGCTGATACAGCCGAAAAGGCCAGCGAGAAACTCCGCAAGGGTTTCGAGAAAATGCGGGCCGCGAATGACGGCCTCGCCGCCCTGGCCGCGTTCCTGGTGGATGCCTTGGACGAAGCCGCTGCTGAGTAAAACCTAAGCCCCCCGCAAGGGGGGCTTTTTCAAGGGGAATAAGATGATCGTAATTAAAGCGTATACAGTATTCGGCGAGATAATTAAGAAATTCGATAACGAAAAAGATGCCCTCAAGTGGATTAAATTAAACCTTGCGAACAAAGTACCTTTTGGTGTTTTCATGTAGCACCGCACCACTTCAAACCCCGCTTCGGCGGGGTTTTTTTTCGCCCAAAATTTTTGAGAACTGGTGTCATATCGGTAAGAGCGGCTATGCCGCTCTTATTAGTTACGCTTTTAATAGAGACCCCACCCACCACGCGACTCGCGTGCGCGTTAAGAACTTATCGGTGGGTGGGTGCGGGAGGGTGGAACTGGTGTCCTCTCGGTGCGGGGGGCCAAATCCTCAAGTCAGACTTGAGTTTTACACGGCAAGTCTTGCCGAAATTGAGCACATACCTATTTGTTCCATTGTAAATTTTTTTGTGGAACAGCCAAACGGCTTGTGCAAGCCATTGTTCCAAAATTTGTTCCTCTTGTTCTTTTTAAGAGTACAGACTAAGTTGTTGATTTTGTTCTTGTTTCCGGCACTTTCTATATATTTGTTCTTTAATAAAATATATATACAGGTCTCCCGAAGTTGGAACACTTTGACTTTTACTTTATCCCCTGCTTTTTTGGCAGGAAAAGAGGTTCTGCGCAGGCGTGTATTTTTACATAGAACAAAGGAACAAGTGCGTGATTCTCCTCCTAACATGTTGATCTATATAGTCTTTCTCCCGTTCAAATAAAAAGAACATCGCAGAACAAAACCCCCTCCCCGTGGAACAAGCCCCCAAAGTAAAAGTAAAACCCTGCACCGAAACCCTCAAGTCAGACTTGAGAAACCTATGCCGAAACCACAAAACCCCCTTGACACACTATATAAATCTATTATATAATAGAGTTTCAAAGTCGAAATTCACCTCGGCTTCGCTCTTTAACAATGTGTCAAATGCTTGGCTATCCCAATCCTCAAGTCAGACTTGAGTTGCAAGTCGTTCCGCTTTAGCGGGGACTTTGAGGTGTTGGTTTAACTGCCGAGTGCAGAGTAGGCGTAGGGCTTGTACGAGTAATTGGTACGGGTTCAAGATTCTATGTAGGTCACGGCACAATCGTAGCGCGTGGTCTGTTGTTGTGGTGTGAATTCCGTTTCTAGTCACATGTTCACTTGGCTAGGCACGGATACATCATCAGCCCCACTATCCCCCCAATAGGCAAGACAACAACAGAACGGTGTAGGTCAGAGAACCCCCATCCCCTTGTATGACAACCCGAGCAGTATCTCTGCGGTGTATGAAGTAGTTGAAGGATTTGCTTTGTCGTGTTTGTCCTTTTTTTGCCACGCTATCTCATACACCCTTACCCCGAACACCACACAGGACTGCGATTAGCAGAGGGGTCAAACGCCGGACACGGCGAGAAGCAGATTTATATTAGATAAGTTTCTCAAGTCAGACTTGAGATTTTATGAGTCTGTTTCTTTTCGTGTCTTAACAAACTAAGGAGAGTGATATGCGAGTAATTGAAGTGGAGATGGTGCAGGCGGTGCTTGGTCGTAAAAACTGGGCCAAAGACAACACACGGGTTGAATCTCACCCAACAGAAGTGCGGGTGTATCTCTTTGATAACCACATAGCAGATGTAGTAGATGGGGTTGTAGAGATCAACAAAGAAACCCTTGCA